GTGCTCGCGGATTTTAAAGCCTATCTTCTCATTTCTCAAGTCAGAAATAGCTCTAATACCATGAGATTTGAAAGTTTTTACTAAATCCTGCACATATTCGGCCTGATTATCGGTAATATTCATCACTACAACCTGAGTTGGGGCTAACCAGGCTGGGAAGAAGCCTGCATACTCTTCGATCAAAATACCGATAAAACGTTCCAGCGAACCTAAAATCGCGCGGTGGATCATTACAGGAACTTGTCTGTCATTGCCTTCGGCAACAAAACTTGCACCTAAACGACCCGGCAGCGCAAAATCGAGCTGCACTGTACCACATTGCCAGGCGCGCCCTAAGCAATCATGTAAAGTAAACTCAATTTTAGGGCCATAAAACGCTCCTTCGCCAGGCTGCAAGTCATAAGCTATGCCATTGGCATCCAAAGCTTCGGCTAAGCCCTGCTCGGCACGGTGCCACATTTCGTCCGTACCAATGCGTTTTTCCGGACGAGTAGATAATTTCACCTGTACATCTTTAAAACCAAAAGTGCTGTAGACGTCAAACACCATTTTAATGCAGTTCGATACTTCAGCCTGAACCTGATCTTCAGTACAGAAGATATGGGCGTCGTCCTGAGTAAAACCACGCACCCGCATCAGGCCGTGTAAACCACCTGATGGCTCGTTCCGGTGACAGCAGCCAAACTCAGCCATACGCAGTGGTAAATCGCGGTACGACTTCAGGCCCTGATTAAAGATTTGCACATGGCCAGGACAGTTCATCGGCTTGATGGCGTAGTCACGGTTTTCAGAACTGGTAACAAACATATTGTCAGAGTACTTTTCCCAGTGACCTGAACGTTCCCACAGTACTTTGTCCATCATAAATGGACCTTTGACTTCCTGGTAATCGTATTGCGCCAGTTTTTCACGGACAAAAGTTTCCAGCTCGCGGAAGATAGTCCAGCCGTCATTGTGCCAGAACACCATACCCGGCGCTTCTTCCTGCCAGTGGAATAAACCTAAAGCTTTACCAATTTTACGGTGGTCACGCTTTTCCGCTTCTTCCAGTTGCAGTAAATAAGCGGCTAGTTGCTTTTTATCCGCCCATGCCGTGCCGTAAATACGCTGCAGCATTTTATTTTTTGCATCGCCGCGCCAGTAGGCACCCGCCACTTTCATTATTTTAAAGTGCTGACAGAAGCGCATGTTAGGCACGTGTGGGCCACGGCACATGTCGATGTATTCTTCGTGATGGTATAAACCCGGCTGATCGTCTTTAGCAACGTTCTGATCGAGAATTTCCATTTTGTAGCTTTCGCCACGCGCAGCAAAGGTGTCGTAAGCCTGTTGCCAGCTTACTTTTTTCTTCACTACGTCATATTCGGTTTTGGCCAGTTGCAGCATGCGCTCTTCAAGTTGCGCTAAATCATCGCTGCTGATTGGACGGTCTAAATCAACGTCGTAATAAAAGCCGTTGTCGATGACAGGACCAATCGCCATTTTGGTGTTTGGCCATAACTGCTTAATGGCATGACCTAATAAGTGAGCACAGGAGTGGCGGATAATTTCCAGGCCTTCCTGATCTTTGGCAGTGACGATACTTAATGAAGCGTCTTCAGTGATCAGCTCGCAGGCATCCACCAATTGACCATTGATTTTGCCGGCTATGGTGGCTTTCGCCAGACCTGGGCCTATGTCTTTGGCAACGTCTAATACAGATAAAGGGGCGTCAAATGAACGCTGACTACCGTCAGGTAAAGTGATAACTGGCATGCTAAGTCCTCACAGTGGTGGCCCGTACCAAGGGCCACGATGTTAAAAGATGATTTGCAGGTTTTGTGCGCCTTGCGTGCCAGTAGATGACCCCTACTAAGAGCCATTTGGTACACAGCTTGGTACACAAAATTTTATCCCGCAGCCGGAGGATATCATTTTTAGTGCCCCTCTAAAAGTGAAAGATATCTGAACTGGGCAACATGTTTATTTCAAAAATTGGAGGATCGTAGAGTCAAGGCAGGAAAATATGCACTTCAAAGGAAATGATTAACATTTAAAAAATTATTAAATATTACTCAGTAGTAGCATGGCTTACTGAACTGCTCCAATCACCAGATGCATAACTTAAAAGAAGCGTAATTTGGCGAGTCTCGTTATGACCGTCAGCAAAGGTAAAATCTATTAGTATTTTCTCCAAATTTTCATAATGCCGGAGATTTATCTTAAACGAACTTTGCGATTTTACTGACTTTGGTAAGGTGCATTCGCATGAAAGGTGTGGGCATAGCTTATTGGGTGTAACATTCAATAAATTTACAGTGTGGCCGTCGTTGAACACGTTTAAAACTAAAAATTGATACTGCAGCCTTGGATTGGTTCCATGCACATGTGTATTGCCACCTTGAACGTGAAAAGACGGTTGCACCCTCTGAATATCATTAAATTTTTGTAGTTGTAACTGCTGATCTAACAGAGAAAGCTCTTTATTAGTGGCTTCAACCATTTTAGTTTGTAAAGCAACCGTATTTGCTAGTTCAGTAGCTTGTCGGTTCAAAGCGTCAGTATTTTGCTTCAGCTCAGCTCCCTGTTGCATATATCCAGCGACTAACCATAAAAAGGCCAGAGGTGCAAAAAAACCAGCGAGAGTATCTCCCCAGCCATTTGGCGGCAATGCCATAAACGCAGTCAAGTTAAAGTACAAATAAGCTGCTCCGCTTGTTAACCAAGCGATTGTAATGCACCAAACTACTACCTTGCTTGTCTTTGGTTCGTGGCTAGACGCAGCTTCTCTTTCCATTTAAAGCACCTCATCACAAAAAGTCTTCCATAACTCTTACTATAATTTTTATATAGGAGATTGTGTTTGTTTACAATGCTTACCTCAAGTTGGTTAAATTGAATTGCTAGTGTTGGAACGCGCTATATCCACCTCCATTACCCCCCATCATGCAGTTGCGACATGATCAGGTTTGATCGATTTCACTGCGGCGCTGAACTAACGAAAGATTCGAACCCTCTCTTATGATGCTACCAGTCCGTCACAGTCCTTTGCTAACTGGGCTCTGCAGCTGTGGCGATGGACAGAAAAGGACTAGAACAGACTCAGTTCCGCCCCAATTTTGTCCCAACACGTGATTACTGATCCTGCTCGTTACAGTACTCATACTGGTTCTGTACCGGGCTCCATTCGTATGTCATACCTGCAGCTTCGATCTTTTTTAATTTATCTCGGTCATAGTATGCAAACGGTAGAGACTTTGTTCGGTCGTGGTTTGTTGCATCCCAGGCTAAAAACGACATTCGGCCGTGGGGTCGACTACGCTGAAACGTAACCTTTTGAATAAGTTGGCCATCCTTGAATAAAGCCAGAGTCCTGATCTGAACTGATATAAACCAAGCCATAAAAACCAACACTGTATTTATTTACAGTCATTATTAAGGCAAGATGGATATTTGACAAGCTGGGTAGGTGTGAAAATGTGCGGAAGACTGAACGTTATTGATTGCCCTGAAGTAATAGATCTCTGTGGCCAGCTTGGTATTAACTTGCAGGACCAGGCTATGCCACTTCGCACCAGCCGGTTTATCCGGGCAACGAACAAGATCAGTATTGTGGTTGAGCAGAACGGCCAGCGCCGCTTGCAAGACGCGATCTGGTGGTTGCTACTGGAACAAGCCGAACACGGATTCAAACCCAGCCAGTACACCAGTTTTAATACCAGGTATGACAAACTCAACGTGAAAGGCAGCGCCGGCTATTCTGCGTTCCGAACTCAGCGCTGCATTATCCCAGCTGCAGGCTTTGGCGAAACCGAAGTTGTGAACGGTAAAAACCAATACACCGACTTTGTTGGCCAAAGTGGCCTGGCTCTGGGTGGCCTATACCGCACCTGGTTAAATAAAGAGACTGGCGAACTAACTTACTCCTGCTCTGTGATCACGCTACCGCCCCACCCCAAAATTTTGCCCTACCACAGCAAAGCAAGCCCACTGATGCTGCCAGCAGACAGGTTTGATAACTGGCTATCTGCGGATCAGGATGTGGGACAGTTTGAATATATTTTTCAGCCGAGGATCACAGTGGATTTGATTGCTGTTGGTGTCGATAAACCGAGTAGCTTTAATAACATTACTGACTCTAATGTCATTTCAATTGACTGAATGTATCCTCACTACTATGACAAATTTAATCTGTCAGCTATGTTTAGTTGCAATTTGCTATATGAGTAGATGGAACATCAAACTACTAATTAACGAAAGGAATCGAAGATGGCTGAAGTTAGACCGGCAATACCAGAAGCGATAAAGCGGGAAGTTAGACAACAGTGCTGTTTTGGGTGCGCAATCTGTGGTATGCCATTCTTCCAATACGACCACATTGTTGAATATTCGGAGGTTAACGAGCACACCACGGAGAATTTGGTCCTTCTATGTCCTAATCATCATGCAGCAAAAACAACAAACAAGTTATCCAGAGCTCGTATTCAAGAAGCTAAAAAGAACCCTTTCAACAGAACTAGAGCTAAGACTTCTGGTTTCAGAGTAGAGCCTTCAAAAGAACTTATAACCATGTTAGGAAGTAATACCGTTACTGGATGGTATCCTAGTACGATCAGTGACCATCATCCAGTATGGATAAACGGGCAGAGCTTTTTCATAATCCACAGCAATGAAGGATGGCTATCTGTTTCTCTCGTCGTGACTGACCAATACGGAGAATTCATTTTGGTTGTTGAGCGCGGCGAATTGGTCGTTTCAACAACCGCGTGGGACTATGTTTATGAGGGGGACAATATCAAAATCAGACGAAATATCGGTGACGTAATTTTGGATTTAAACTTATCGAATTCGAGAGTACAAGTCCGAAAAGGTATGTTTATGGATGGAAGCGAGGATGGTTTCGAGATAAAAGATGGCGCATTATTGGGTATTATTGATGGTAAATTATTTTCTACAATCAAAATGAGCAGTGCTGATAGTAATGGTTTTGGTGGCTTTGGATTACTTAATTCTAAATTATACCCAGACGTCAAAGCTCCTGGCGGATTTGGGTTCTTCGTTGGTTCTGAGCCCAGATTTTAGTTGTCATATACGAGGCTATTAACTGTGTCGAACCTGTTAAAAAAAGAGACCTGTGAGCGGACTTGTTCATGCTCTGTGCTAACACCACCGTCCCACCTCAAGCTGATGCCTTACCACAGCAAAGCTAGTCTACTGATGCTAACGTACGATATGTTTGATCTATGCCTTCCTCAGGCTCAAGATGTCTTCTGACGTCTAGGATTCCAATTAATTTACGGGCCATATGGATCGACAAACCCAGTACCATTAATACAATTTCTGAATTAGAAATTATTTACAGTGATTCATACTCACACGGAAATATAAACTTTGAGAAGTGAGGCTTAGAAATTGAAAATAAAAGAAATCAAATGCCCAGAGTGCGAATGTACCGGCTGGCCTGGCAGCACATTTCAATCCTCACGGCGCAGTGATTCTGATTTAATTTTTTTAAGGTGCAAGTGCGGAGCGGGTTTTTCAGTGCCATACGCTGAAGAGTTAGACGCTCTATCCCCGAACTTATTTTGTAGGTTAAGTGTATTATCAAACCACTACGAGAGGGGTGAAATACATATTAAGCCAGGGAACACCTTAACTGTAAAATTTGATAAAAATTTTGACTTCACGTTCGCTGCATTCTTTACTCCTTTTGGGCCAATTCATATAAAGGAATTGTCACTACAAAATGACCACATGGTGGTTATTTCTTCTATACTTGAGAGTGATTTTTATTCTCCATACAAAACGGCAACCGACTTGGTAGTAGTTGGCTGGAATGTTTATGGGCTAAGAGGCATTGATAAATTTCCGCCTTCGCACTTTCTCTTCATCAGCGCTCTGAAAAACATGATAGACGGTTCATATAAATCAGCATTACTTGATTACGCTGCTTCTTTTGAAATATTTATTGAAGAAACTCTACACCGGCAATTAACCATGTTACATGGGGAGAAAATGGCAGAATTCTTATTAAGCAAACATAAAGGCATTGAAACGAGAATTGAGCAAATTTTGCCCCTCGCCTTAACGGGGAATATTAAATTAGATGCGGAAATATATAAAGACTGGAAAAACCACATTCAGACTCCTCGGAATAAACTTGCACATGGAAAGTTATTTAATGTCGATAGAGACCAAGCTGACAACGCTCACCAAACTGTTTATCAAGCCATGAAGTGGATTGACAAACACAATTAAAGAATCTGGTTAAAACAGAACATAAGATACTTATTACTCAATACATTAGCAATCAACTGCACTGGAATAAAATGGAAGAGTTTTTAAATATTCGTACCCCTGTTTAACGGGATTTCCTGCTTCTAAATCCAATGTACAGTCGTAATTTTTCACGTCCAAAGCTTCGTGTTCTATTGAAGAATGGACCGAAACAGTAAATGCCAAAACGTCCTTATCGCCCCTGTAGCTGGCGATTTTGATGTAGGCATTAGGGATATGGATCCCTTTAAAATCCACTGCCATGCTTAAAGCCATGTCTCACCTCATTTTACTTTACGTTTATCGTACATTTTTACCTTCCAGCTAAATGTTACAGGCTGGCCTGGCGCACTATTTAAAAAGATCCTGAAATTATAACTATCCGCAAAGTCAATCTTATGGCTTGTAGCAGAACCCAAAGATGTTTCTAAAGTTAGCGTAATTTCTGACTTTAAAGGCAATCTAGATAAGGGCTGAGAGCCAAACGAAATCAAACCGCTGTTTGTAGCGTTAAATGTGATTTGCCCTTGTGCTGATACACGATCGCCCATCCTTCCGTCTATAAACATTTCAGCCACATTGGCACCATTGGCGAAGTCCTGATAAATATTGGTTGCCCACTGGTCGTTAGTTGATTCCACAAGGCTTATGACGGTATCGTTATCGAAAAGGAATGGAACTGCATTCGGGTTCTTTAGTTTATTGTTCTTTGTAATCAGTTTTGATACGGTTGCAGCTGGTTGACCACTAACTTTTAACGTCCTGAAGTATCCAGCATTTGCGGTGCCGTCTGATGTATTCCCCGTCAGCTCAAGAATGTCAATTTGACCTGTTGCCTCTAAAAAGAAAAAGTCAGAACATAACTTTGATTTTACTCCAGAAATTTCTATCGTCTCAGCCCCGCTTTCTCTTACATACATTACTGATTTGGCTTTTTTTATATTACCGCCAGTGATAGAAATGGAACCTGACTTTGTGGCTCCATAAAGCCGGTATGCGTGAGCCTCATTGTCAGGCATTTCGATGTCGTTACTTATACACTCCACACTGATTACGTTTTTAAAACCGATACCAGCTGTCACTGTGCCAGTTTTATTAATACCTTTTATCGTGTTAGCTATTAGCTTTAAATTCTCCGGCTTGGCGTCAAAGTCTACTGAGTTTTCTGCGGCAATTATTCCAAAAAGGTCGCTATCTATAATCGTATTGCCTACGGCAACGCCAGACCGATTAAACCGAATCCCTGAGCCGCCCAAGTTGTAGGAGCCTGCCCCTCTAATAGTATTAGAAGAAGCAATGGCATTATAGGACTGTCCGGCAAAGGCAATTGCATCGTCCCCTGTGTTTATCAAAGTGCACAAAGACACTTTAGAATCGACGCTATTTAATAAGAAAATTCCATCCCGAGCAGTTTCTTCAATGTGGCATAAAACAATATCTATTCTGGAGCTGGAGTGATTTAAGTTTATTCCTTGCTGAAAGGTCCTTACTATTTTGGCGTTATAGATAGAGATATCTTCGACGTATTGACTAGCGAATATCAGCCGAGCATTATCTTTGTCATACTCGTCAATCTCAGCGTCATTGGTATAATCACCAAAGTGGATTTGGCTACCTGAACAACCATTCACATTGAACAGTGGATTTGTGGCAGTTCTTTGGCAAATCATTGCTCCTTCAGCATTAAACAGAAACTTTCGGGCTGGCGCGATTTCACTGAGCACTAGGTATTTCCCATCTCCTTTTGCCTCAGTAACTGGAAAAGACTGCATCATTTTATTGAATGCAAGTGAGTTATCAGTGCCGGTTTTTGTGGTCGAATCATAGTCAGGAATTGCACCAAACATTAGCACGTGCGGGTTTTCGAAATTTAATCTTTCAAAACAACCAGACCCAGTACCACTCCAATTCAACAGTGCTGGCAGTGTTGCCCGAGTGCCATTGTATAAAGCCAATGCCTTTTCAGCCCAAAGGATCCCGCCATTTGGCCCACGTTTCAGGTGTTGCGATTGATCAGCGCCTGGTAACCAGATGTAGTCGCCTCCCCCAACCCCTAGACCGTCATGGAATGACAGCGCGGTCTGACGAATGTTAGGTATTTTACGAAGATGCTTTATCCCGGCCACAGGCGCCAGATCACGTCTTAACTGTGTCACACCAACATCTATCCACTGGCCATCAGGGTAAATTCCGCCAGTGGTTAGTGGAGTAGAGTTTGCAGGCACGGTTTTGTTTAATGCGCCCGCCCAGCGATATTCGTGGCCGTTGCCGTCGTTAGCGGTGGACCACAACACAGTTTGGTTTCTGGCTGTTACCACTGTGCCAGTGAAGAAGTCACCCGCGCTTACCATTATGATGGCATCCAGTGCCGACTGGTGCTCTAACTCGAAACCCTTCAGTGTTGGCCTTGTTTTATTCAACCGATCCTGAAATGTGGCCAGCTCTGAATTAATCGCTAAATCCAAATTCCCAGCATTGTCATACATATCTCGTGGATCGGTGGAGCCGCCAGTACCAACAGGGTTTCTCGTGTTGTGCTTCATAGTTTCTTCCCATGTAAATGCGAAAACCCGCCGAAGCGGGTTTTTAGTGGTATTTGGTTAGGTATTAATCGGGCTGACTATCGTCGTACTTGTACAAGTCGGGCGTGTAGTTCAAGCCCTTTACGCTGCAGCGGCGGTTTTCGTCCGGTTCAATCGACTCGATCAGCATAGGGTAGCCAACGCTGCTTGAAGAGCAGAACAGCAGCCGCGGCGGTTCTATGCTCCAGTCGGTTTTCCAGTCGATGTTTTCAGCTGGCAGGCTGAGTCTGTAGTCGTCAATTTCTGTCGGGATCAACAAGCTGGTTAAGCTGCCGTCTTGCCTGCGGATATAGCAGCGCGGTGCTGGAAATGTCCAATCCAGCGGTTCGCTTACCGTTATTACTGCCGTACCACCGCTAATGTCGATGGCTTCCACCAGGCAACTGATGTTTTGATCGCCTGGTATGTCGTTGCTCATGATGATCAGGTCAAGGTATCGGTAGGCCAGCGCGTCCATTTCGGTTTTCGTGTTGGCCGTCAGCCGCTGCAGTCGATACTTCATTAAACGGCGCATGCCAATGCGCCATGCCCGGGTGCGCGATTTCACGCCGTCCAGCGTGTAGGTTTCTACTTTCAGCGCTATTAATCCTGGCAGCCGGCATTCCACTATTTCTTCGGTAAATGTTACCGGGTCGACGTACTTCACATCTACGCCGCTGTAATCGTCAGGCCCAGGGGCGCTGAAGGATATTTTAAGCTCCGACTCCTGATCATGCGGTGTTAGCATGCCACGCGGTGTTTGCACACCTTCGCGAACGGCTGACACTAAACCGTCGTCCAGAACCGGTGTCGACATGCCAGCGCCTAACACCATTTGCAGTGCGTCTTTTACCGCCACCTGCTTAGTAAAGCTGTAATCGAAGGTTTCACCACGGGGCGTGTAGTACTGGCTCTGCAGGTATTGCACAGTCTCAATATCCAGCTCTGGCAGGGTAAGTCCTGCACTTTCGCAAATGTAGCGCCAGGCACCGTAAATACTTTGGTTGGCGCCCTCTTCATAAATCTTAATGGCTTCGACCGATACTTTACGATCGGACATCGCAGACAACCTGTCACCTGTACGCACTGTAATAGCAATGCTGGTGATGTCGTTGTATGCCGTGGGCCTTTCAAGCAGGCGACCTCGTAACCCAAGCCACTGAGCTTTGTCCATGCTGTTAGACCAGTCGTTGTATTCGATGCTGCGCATACGGATCATCGGCCTGATGGGCGTTGGAAAGTCCAGAAACTCAGTCACACCAAAGGCGTCGCGGGTCATACCCTTGTATGTTTTGGTAACACCAGTCCATACACCTGTTTCGACGTTAGCCCACTCAACCCGGACAATAGCTCGGTACTCAACGTCGCGGCCCTTCTTATCAACGTGGATCAGGCCTTGAGGGAAAAACATATCCCACTCGATACGGTCAACCACTTCACCTTCAGGGCATACCACAAAGGGGCCTATCCAGTTATCCGTCAGCGTGGCTTTAGCATTGAGCGAAAAATCGAGCAAGGTGCGGTTTGCAAAGCCAGGCCATCCTGTATCCACAACACCTGTGGAGTTCAGCCGGTTCAGGCTTACAGTTAAGTCGTCGATGTCAGTAATAACAAACTGATCACCACGGTAACCCAAAGCTAAACGCTGCTTGCCAATGGGTAAACCTTTAAACGGCGCGTTGTTTTCGTACTTCAATGTAAGCAGAGCTGGCTGCTCTGGCATACCTGTAGTGTAAGTCGGGCTTCCGAAAACAGAGGGCGGCTCGCCGCTTTGACTGATCGGCAAACACAAAAACGGGTCTGATGTTTCAATGATCTGCAGGTTTCCAAACTTGCTTTGTGCCGTAAGCCCCATGCCAGAAAGCTGAGAATCTACAGCCGAAACTAAGCTGCCAAAGCTCGTATAGTTCTCGTCTAATGTCAGGCTTCTTGTCTCACCATCAAATGAGATAGACCAGGTTACTGCAGTTGAAAAATCAAGGGTTGTTGGTGGAGCACTAGCCAGCACTGAAGATGGAACAGCGGCCGCACCTGGTGTGTAGGATGCGACCACAAGCTCTAAATCTTCAGTAGGTGTCACCAGTGAGATTGGCATACCAACGTAAGGGGCTAAATCATTCAACTGCCCTGCTATAGTGCTGTACGCCCCAGCTTCATCGACAAGATAATCGTTTGGTGTCTGCAGCTTAATAACAGTGCCGACTATCCAGCTGCTGTTTATTGCGGCATCGCTGCCAAGCAGTGTGATGGTCCTATTGTTCAGCACCAGAGCGCTGGCTGAAGATGCTGAATACTCAACAGGTGATCCTAAATCAAGGCCAGCTGTCGCCGATTTACTGGATCCAACCTCTGGAGACAAATACCAGTTTTCTGACCGTGGGTCTGCCGATACATCTGCACCAGGGGGGTAAACAACATGCTGCAAATCTTCACCAAATGCCGAGAACGGCGTGGATCCAATTTTCTTGCCGCTGGCTGGCAAGCTGAACTCACCCACACCCACACTTAAAAACAATTGCGTGCGTACATCGCGGGGCCCATAAAAACGGGTTACAGGTTGCACTAAATAGTCGGGGTAAACTTTGTCTCGCCCCAACACTTCACGGATTGGCTCGTACAACCTCACGCTGTTAGCCTTCGCTGTGCTGGTATTCAGCTGATTACCAGCCTCTTGGCCGCCCATAGCATCAGGCATAGCAGATAGCGTATACACAACTGCAACAGCGAGCACTGCAATAGAAATCCACATTAAGGTTGCAGCTTCCAGCCCTCGCGGTACCGGATAAATCCGCACATCATCAGCAGGTGTTACGCTGCATTGGCCCCACTCTGCTGGGTCTATAGTCAGGCCATTTACATCAATACTGATTGGGTGCTGTGGCTTGGCTAAATCGAAGTTTTTCACATTACGCTGCAGCCAATCTGCCAGCGTAATACTAAAGTGAACCGGGTGCGATTCCAGTGGCTGGCCAGTGCCTGGGTAAATGTTAATTGGATGGCGTGATGGAAACACTTTAATCATGGGTAAAACTCCACCCGCAAAAACTTACGCCTAAAGCGGCCCAGCGGCACACAACTAACATTCGTGCCTGGGTTACACTCGAGAACTGCCAGCCCTGTTGGCGTATTCACCACAATACCTACATGCACCATTAAACTGGCTCTATAGCAACAGGCCACTGCGCCTTCATGCGGTTCGCACTGCGGCAGGTTAACTAAGTGCTGTTTTGCCACCTGCTGCATGCCGTTTTGCTTAGTCACACCGTCAAAAATAGGCCATGGCGGCAACTGCAGGTCTTCACGCACTTTCAGCACAATGCCGTAACAGTCAATTTCAGGCCAAGCGCGGCCGCCCTCAACCCATTTGGCGCTGAGGTAGTTTTCAACATTCACTGTCATGATATGTACCGTAAGCCCGGGTATTCGTTGGGGGTAAACCGTTTACGCGGCCATGCCGTATCTAAAATGTTCATGTAGCCGGCCACTATGTCGGCCTGCATGGGAGACCAATTGCCACCCTTTACTGTTAGCGTAAAAGGTCGTTCTGCTGGGGCGCTTAAATCGTGCTCTGTATACATTCGTATAGTGACAAGGCCAGTGCGGTTGCCAGCGATCATGTCGCGCAAATGTGTGCTTACCAGGCCAGTAATATTACACAATGCTATTTGCAAATCCTGAGTACCATCGGCATTACGCGCTGGCTGAGCAATTTGCATTGGGTAGGCTTCAAAGGTTTTTACGCTGCCATCTTCCAACGCTGCGGTCAGTTCGTCATAACCTTCAACGAGGAAAAAGTGGTTTACCCCGTCGTTAAATTCCAGCGTGGTAAAAATAACCTCAGGGCCACCGCTTACATACAGAGTGTCTAATACTGTCATGCTTGTGGCCACTCGCTGTTTAATGCCATGTCGATCACGTTGTTATAGCGTATTGCCGCTGGGTAATAGATGGCCCATGCCGGATCCACAATCGGCCGCTCCCATAGTTCCAATACCGCCTGATAGCGCCAAAAATTACCTACAGGCTTAGGGCCGTCGTAAATATCAACAAAGCGGCATTTGTATGGCTGCATTCCCAAAGGGGTTTTCAGCTTCATGTAAAAGTAACTGGCGCCATCCTGCAAAACACCTGCATACCAGGCTTCAAACAGCTGAGCCTGTCCTGGTTGGGTGAACTGCCAGCTTACATCGACTTGCGTAGGTGTACTTTTATAGCGGCGGCGCTGCTTTGCACGGCCACTTTCCATAGTGGTACGCATCAACGGGCTTACTGGCGTTAATCCATAGCCGTCGCGCAGCGGGTACGGCAGCAAGTCGTGTGGGTATTCCGGCAAATCGGCCATTATTTCTTCCTTCTGCTAACAGACCAACCACCCTGCACCGCCTTGCTCACATCGCCGCGGCCTGTGGCTAAATCGCCGGATATTTTCTGGTAAGCCATAGCGGCGCCGTCGTTGGCCGCCTTTTTAATCAACTGCAGGGTTTGATCGTCCGGGTTGCCGTTGATTGTCATTGGCATCGATATAGAAACACTATTCCTTGAGCCTGAGTTTAACTGTGTTGCTACATTAGCGTTCAAATCGTAACTATCGGTGTCTTCATCAATGCCACGCCGGATCCTATCTAGCTTGGTAACACCAATTCTGGCTGTCGCTGCGGCATCAAATACAAACTCCTTACCATGCACAACACCAGCAACTTCGTTCACACCCTTGTTGCCTGTGTAGCCACCAGCTTGATAACCAGGTACCTGTGATTCTCTGACAGTAGCAAGCTGCACAGCACCAGCTGCTATTACTGCGCCTGATGCAACTAAGTTGAGCGGGAACGGGTTGTCACGATAAGCACGCATTGCACCCTGAGCGGTAGAAATAACGATATCCGCAATGGCAAAGGCTCGGCTTGCAGCAAACAAAGCTTTGTAAATGCCGCTCTGTTTACCTTTAAAATTTTCAGCAATTGTTGCCAGATTGCCAAACATTGAGGCCGAATTGCTGGTGATCAACTGCGCGTTCTGCAGCTGATACATTTGCTTTTCGTCTTCAGCGCGTTTTTTTATCTCGAGTAAAAGGTTTTCACCGTACTCTGTAATACCGCCAACTTGCTCGTAGTATTTACGGACAATTTCAGCCTGTCGGTCGTAGTAACTTTGGATCTGAGCCTCTTCAGTCTCATAGTCCAGTCCTATCCATTTAACCTGCTCAAAATCTTGTTTTGCTTTGTCTGCGTAGGCCTGTTCGATGTCGAACATCCGATCCAAGCCGTCAGAAACCGCTTTGGTTTGCCGCTCTGCCAGCTCAGCTTTTTGCTTGTCGAGGTCAGCCAATTCTTTTTCAGAATATGCTTTTCGCATTTCCTCCAAAGTCTTATAGCCAAGTCGTGCAAGGCCCTGCTCGTCCACATACAGTTGCTGAATCTTTTCAAGGCGTTGCTTACTGGCCGTTTCAAGCTTTTCACGCTCACTGGCATACTGCAGATCCATTTGATCAAGCAGGGACTGTGACTGTTGCTTTCTGGCTTCAAGCTCAGACTTAGCCGTTGTTTTGTTAATAAAGCCGGTACCTGCAGAGCTCTCGCCGCCCTGAGCCTTCACCTCTGAACCTGAAGCCGATGGCGCTTCGAAACCCCGCATTTCACGGTAACGTTTAGTATTGGCCTCTAATCTATTACCTACTTCGTCAATTTCAGCTTTTACTTCTCCAATGGCTTGCTGATTTGTAGTAAACCGACTCCAGTCAAAGCCGTATTTTTTGCCGTTTTGCAGGTCTTTCAGTTCGGCTTTTAATTCTTTGACGGCATCCTGATCGTTGAGGATGGCGTTGGCCAATCCGCTGTCTGTCAGAGGGTTTTCGCGCATTTTGTCAAACATCAACGCGACATCTTGCGCCCAATCAGCATAAAGATCGGCCATACCTTTTACTAAAGGTGTTGCTGAAATAAGAGCATTTCTCAGAGATGTATCTACAATTTGGCTGGTTTCTTTGAGCTTTTTGTTAAGTTCTTCTGACTCTTTAATCATTGATTCAGAAAGGACGCCAGACGTAGTTTCCATGCTGTTCGCCAGGTCAATAAAACTCCGGCCATTGTCGTCTGTAATTTTGGATAAACGCTGGCCAGTATCACCAGCGATCTGCAGGAGGAACAAGTTGCGCTCTTGCTTACTTTCGAGTGTGCCCAGCGCTTCGGTCATCTTAATGAACATTTCGTCTGGCGCCAATCCTCTAAATTCACGCACATCAATGTTCATTTTTTCGAACATGTCCACCGCTTCGCCGGTACCAATCTCTGCCAGCTCTGTAATACGCTCAGAAACATCCTTCAGCATATCGCCGAATTCTTCCATAGGAACACCCATCTGCTCGGCAGCATAAGTGAGCTTTTGAAAACGCTCACTGTTTATGCCAAGCGATGCAGACAAGTTGTTCATCTGGGCTATTTCACGGTTTGCATCCATGATGGCCGTTGAAAGCCCGGTTGCCATACCGACCAAAGCCAGTCCGGCGCCACCAGCAAACGAAGCCATGTTTTTCAAACTTAATGACGACTTCAAAGAGCTGTCTTCAACTTCTTTTGCAAACTTTTTGGTGCTTTCAGAGGCTTCACCAAATGCAGCACTATATTGGTCTGCATTGGCTTTCAGCATGAATACTAAGTCAGCTATTTTGTTGGACACTCTGGATACCTTTCATCATTTGGTACATTTCTTCAGGGGTCTGCTCTATGACTTTGTGTCTGTCAAACAACCTGAAGTCAGCCGGGCTCAAACTCTGTGCGTTGGAGGACCTATTGTTGTTGTAATACATACTAATTAACTGGCTCATGTGTCGGTCAAAGATCTGAGCTGTAATGGGTGTTTCAATCTCAAAGTACTGCTGCCATTCGCTGAACTGGCTTGCAGACAGTTGTGACAGCATGTGATCTACGTCCCTTTCACCGAGCAAAGCCGCTAATCTATATGCGTTTACTCGGTCTGGCTGGTTTCTGAGGTGGAGCCGGCTTGAGGCTTTCCCAGCAAGAACTCCAGTTCAGATAATTCACATGCAACATCAAAAATCTGCTGCATAGCTTTTCTGCTGAATAACTTTGGAATATCCCGCACCTGTTCTTCGGTGAAGGTAAGCTCACCATCTTCATTGCGAACACTGCGCTGGATGACCAACGCGGTAATAGTAAGCTCGTGGCCGCGTGTGAAATCTTCTTTGGGTAAATCAAAGAACTGAGTCACTGTGTCGACCACCGCAACACGGTCTGAGGCTGCCATTTCAAAAACCAGTACAGTCTTTGGTCCAACTGGTACCTCTTTGTTATTCAAGTACTGAGCTAAACCCATGTGATATCCTCAATTTTACCGGAGAGTTTCAGCTTAATTTTGCGCTGAAGCTTTTTCTCGATCGGTATTTCAGTACTAACGCTGACCACAACAGCTTTGTACTGATGACCGGGTTTGGCCGTCAGCGGATAACACAGCTGCTGTTCAACTTTGGTGTTTGTGTTAAATGCTGAAATTAAAGCGTCTAATCCGGGGTTAGCTGCATCCAGGTAGCGAATTGTAAGCTCTTGTTCACCTGGCTCACGCAAACCACCCTCGTGCTCCCGCCAATCGTTGTCTTCCTCACCGCCAAACGGAGTAACGTCTTCTGTCTCACGCGTTGGCATAATAGGCGTCATTGCAATTACATCTGCAACTTCTACAAAGGTTTCCCCTACTTTCAGTCGGTATTTCGTAAATTTGCCTAGCGACATGGCTATAGCTCCTTTTGGACAATAAAACGTTGTTCATAGACACCGATAAAACTATCCGGGTCATAAATGTATTCGTAATCAACGGGTAACCAAGTGCAACCTGCAAGCCCTTGATGGAGTTCAGTAAGCTCTAAAAGCTTTGCTGCCGCATCATCAAGATCATCAGCTGGGTTTTCGCGGGAATCAGTCCAGAGCTCGACTACTACCATGAACTGATCGTCAGTCAGGTTGTGCCCCTGTTCAAACTGGCCCGTGTCTATGTAAAAGACAGCTAAAACCTCGCCTTGTACTGTGTCGATTTTCGATTCTTTAAAGTCGATCACTTTCAAATAATGAGGCTGTAGAAGTGTTTTTAAGGCTTTTCTGAAGGCTTTTCTGTGGTTGTAATCAGCCATTATTCACCTTTCTTATCCGTTAATTTCCGCCATAAAAAAACCCGCCGAAGCGGGTTATTTTTGAACATTGACTATACCTATTACGACATCAACTCTTTGCCATCATCGTCTTTAAAACTTCTATACTTTTGTTGTGTTTGTAAACCATATGATCGCCGATACATATAGCCATAATCCAACACAAAATCGGCCCAACAACTGTGCTGAAAGTTAATACAGCAACGAGAATAAGTAGCAGCGACGCTATTGGAGATGCGTATAACAAGCCCAAAGGCCCTAAGAACAGGGTAAAGAAAAACGAAATTATCCGGGATTTTTCAGTGAGGTCCATTTCAATTCCTTATACTTACAGTCGTTTCAATTAAGAGAACATGACATAAAAACCAATTGGCTGTTTCATTTTTAGCCGATTTTTTCTCTTAAATCAAAACAAACTACCTATTAGTTACCTTGCTTATCCTATATGCAAGTTCACGTAGCATTTGCTCTGGCAACTCAGTACCCACAGCTCTTTGAAACTGCTTTGTTGCATGATTGGTTATGGTGTTATTAATTGGCACTGTAACCACTTCTATGGGGTATCGCTTGTCAGATAACCGCCGCAGTATTTGCCACTTGCCAGATCTAAGTTGTTGCATAAAGACGTTATGGAAAACACGGCGACCAACCCGGATAGACGTTTGTCCGGAGATTTCGCGCTTTGCATACTGTCCATTTGCCGATCTGGTTACTTCTGATGTCGTAGCCTTTCCTCTTTTTGCCAATTGCGTTCTGGCCACACCCAACCTTGACGCTGGTACATTGGTTCTAAACACACGAACCTGAGCTGCAGAGTTGTCCCCTACGTTTAGGTGATTCAATTTCAGCCGTTCCCGCATCAGCTTTACCGGCATTTTTTCTTCTTTCGCTGTTTCTCTTGCTGTGGCAGTGGAAGCCTTTAGAGCCAGCCGCTTTAAAATCCGGCGCTGAGCATAAATCAGTTGTTTGTTGTTTAATTCTGACAGGATCCGCTGTGCCTTCTTTATCGCCTCATTGGTTTCAACTTCAATCAGTGGCGTCCAAGCTTTTTTCATACTGCCACCAGTATGATCCAATCGCTATCTGCTGGAATACAGCTCACTACCGTCAGAACATCACCTGTCTTTTGCCGTGTTAACTGGGCTCGACGATCAAGCTTCTGCGGCAATTGCGAACGGCTTACCTCTATTCGCATTTGCGCACTCATGGCTTGCTGAAACTCCAACGGGACGTCTTCTACCTTGCCTGTGAAGCTAAGCGCAGGCTGAGCACAAGAGATAAGCTCGCCAAACAGCTGGTTATCCAGCTGCTCGGCTTTGCTTAACAATTCGTCTATGTTCATCACAGCAACACAGCGTATTTGCCAGCTACCAGGTCATTGGCCAGCGACTCTGGCACCGCTACTGATTTGCTGTTGCCATCGATGTTGTAACGCTCCGTGCCATGGCTGCAGCGAATTGAGCACAGTGGCTTTATATTCACTAGCTTCACATCGCTATCAGCTGCAGCACCTTCGGCACCAGACGCTGAACCTTCACCATCGGCAGCACCTTCAGTACCAGACGTTGAACCTTCACCATCGGCAGCACCTTCAGTACCAAACGTTGAACCTTCACCATCGGCAGCACCTTCAGTACCAGACGTTGAACCTTCACCATCGGCAGCACCTTCAGTACCAAACGTTGAACCTTCACCATCGGCAGCACCTGCGGTATCAGACTCTGAGCCATCACCAGCGGCAGCACCGTCGGTACCAGACTCTGAATCATCACCTTCAGCATTTTTTACAGGCAAGGCTTCAAGCTCTTTGATCCGTGCAACAAGTTCTTGCCTGTCTGTTGGTGGCTGTTCATCTAAACCACGAGACAATGCTAGCTCCGCGAAGTAAGGGATCAATTCCTCTAACGGAGTTGTTTTGCTAATTTTCATAAGGTTTTCCAAGGGCCGACCGAAGCCGGCCAGTGAGGGGTTAAACGATCAGAACAGCGAATTCGTCTGCATCCATTAACGCCATAGCTGGCGCTGTCAGTGTTTGCTGCCATTCAACAGATGGGTCACCGTCAGTGATCCAGTGTTTGTACCCCAGACGCTGGTTAGCTAAACCTTCAGCCAACAGTTTTGCATCCGGGATCTGACCATAACATTCAGCACCTTCAGCACCTGAGTGCGCCAGAAGAACAGAACCATCAGGCATGTAGCGAACTTTTTGACCGGCCTTGTTTTTGTAGTGGCCACGGTAAACGATGATAGAAACATCACCGATATTGCCTTTATACGAAACATCTTTGCCAAGGTCTTTCAGTGCCGTTTCCATTGTTGAATTGGAGCCGCGGCGAGTTTCCAGCTTTTCGTTAACCACTTTAAATTTACGGAACAATGACCAGGCAGTACCGTCCATCACAACGACATCACAACCATTGGTCATTTCGTCCGCCAAATCTTCAATGTCTTTGAACGGGTCGTAAGCTTCTGCTGCAGCACCACCAGCTAACAGAATGGCTGCCCACTTTTCAGCACCCAGTAAAACCTTTTTATTGCTGGCACTACGCTCAAAGTCAACCTGAAGCAGCTCAGCACCAGTATCATCTTCGATGATGTAAGCACCGTTCATGACACATTCGACCGCCATAAATTCCAGCGCCTGGTTGATCGCAACTTCTTCATCATCATAATTTTGCATGATGATTGCTTCGCGGCGTTGCTCTGGGCTTAACGGTGTGTCCAGCGATTCACCAGCTAGACGCAGTTGAGTGTTCTCAACGTCAACTTCATGCTTTGGCTTTAACAAAGCTGGAGTGATCTTCTGGGTTTTGTAGCCGTTAAGACGCATCACCTTGCCTTCAACAATAGGTGACACAAACGCCGCAATCGGGATGTTCTGGTTCACTTTGTCGAGGTAGATTTCTTTGGTCTGAAAAGGGACCACTGTTTTGAAGAACATGGCACGGAATAGCGAACTAACCCGCTGTTTGTTTTTACGGGCAGCGAGCAGTTGTTTAGATGTATAAATAGCAGCAGCCATTATTCAGCTCCTTTTAACTGAATTGGAGTACCCACAAATGCTGTTGCTTTTTGCGCAGCAGTTGCACCTACTGGCCATACAACCAGGTCGGGATTAAATGAGCCGCCATCCCACACATTAGCCTGAACCGATGCAGTTGCATCGACCTCAACTGTTAGGATAGCAACAGCTTTTTGCGTACCATCGTTAGCAGCCGGTGCCCACTTATGGTAAGCACCAGTAGTAGAGTTTTGGCCCAACGGCGTTTTTTCTGGCAGCACTCCCTGGCCTGAAGCCAGCGTGACTGTATTAGTGGTAATCAGACGATGTCCGGTCTTCCACTGAGTAAATGAAATGGAGGTATTCATTACGCTTTACCTTTTAAGTAGTTACCAGCAGCAACTAAGCGGGCAACAGCCTGATCATCAGCAGAAAGTTGGTCGCCATCTGCTACCTGTAAATTGGGTTGAGGGGTTTTAGCCATAGCCTGATCCAGAGCTGTTGCCATAGCAACAGAGGTATCCGGTTCTTCAGCTTTGGCTGGTTCTTTTGGCGTGACAGCCAGCAATGCAATTGCTTCAGTAGCTGACATAGACGTTTTTAAAGCTAGGTGCTGCGCTGCACTGGCACGGCCTTCAGCTTCCGAACTTTGCAGAATCGCGCTAATGCGTTCCCGCTCTTTTGCTTGCAGATCAGTAGCATTTACTGCAGGTGTTGCAGGCGCTTCTGAACCGGCCACCGCGGCGACCGAGCTTGCGGCATCTGCCGCGGTTGCAGTAGTCATGTTTGACCCACCTCTTTTTTTGGTTTTTACAAATTCCAGCATGAGCGGTACTGCTTCATGCCCGTTTACAACTCTATTGGCAAAGCCGATGGCTACACCTGACTGGCCTGTATATACAGCAGCTTCAGTGCCCATAACGTCATTTTTCGGCATGCCAATACCTTCAGAGACCAACTGAGCGAATTGATCACGTGTCGTATCGATCTCTGACTGAATTTTGCTCCGGACGTCTTTAGGTAGCTTTTCGTAGGGGTTGCCGTCGACTTTGTGTGCACCGCTGTGAATTAAGGTGATTTCCATCCCCTCTTGTTCCAGCATTTTTTCGTAGCTGTAGTGCGCAACCAGCACACCAACAGAGCCAATTCGACCTGTTTGGGTTATCCAGCGTTCGGTACAGGCTGAGCCCAGAGCCATAGCAGCGCTGCACATGGTGTCGTAGCACAGGCCAACGATCGGTTTTACCTTGCTGAACTCACGGATCAGGTTGGCTGTGTCAAAACAGCCAGCCACTTCACCACCGGGACTGTCGAAATCCAGCAAGATCCCTTCTATGCTCGGGTCATTAATTGCTGCCGAAAGGCGAGTGATCAGGCCGTCGTAGCCTGTGGCGCCTGAATACGGCTGCACATAACCGTATTTATGCAATAAAGTGCCACTAACTGGCAGTACTGCTACACCTTCATAAACCCGATAAGGACGTTCTCTTGGTTTGCTATCCCAGCTGCTGATCAGCTGTTGCATACCATCGGTGTCCATAACCTCGCCTGTGCTGGTAATCAGCTGGCCAACACCAGCTTTTAAGCAAAGCACACTGAAAAATGTGGCGGCGTAATTGGGCTCAATAAAAAGGGCCTGATTACAGGCCCTTGATAGGATGTTTAACTTATTCATTGGTCTGGGTGTCCTGGGTTAATGCGCCCATTTGCGCCCAGCTTGGGGTCGGTAACCCAAGCCGCTGGATTTCCTGCAGTTCGCGGTACTGCTGTTCAAACACTTCCTGATAGTCTTTACCCATTAACGCCAGTTCGTCTTCGTAGGTCGACAAACGGCCCTCAATACGAAGTATCGCTTCCTTCACTTCTTTAAGACCATCAATGGCCAGCTTGCCTTGGCCTATCCATGAGACATTTGTCCAGGCTGCACGTCGCTCATAGAAGTTAAACCGGGACTTTGGCGGCACCAATATCTTGCGATGTAAGGCCTCCTCTAACCAATTGGCAAAAACTATGCTGGCAAAACGCGATGGGATAACTTTACGCTTCCCCATAAAGTAGCGGTGCGACTCGTTGATACTGGCCCGGGCTGAGCTGTAGTTCACTTTGCTGAAATCTCTGGCCAGCTGCTCATAACTCAAACCAAGGCCTGCAGCGATATACCGCAGAATACTGGTTTCTAAGTCTGAAAAACCATTGTCCGAGTTTGATGGGTGTGTCAAGTTCAGGCTTTCGCCTGGCATAAGGTGGGGAATTTTCACCCCGTTCATTCTGATATCGGCTGAGTCGTGGTAGTCAGCCAATTTGAACATCCAGTTCTCTAAGTTTTTTATAGTTTCGCCGCCGCCAGATATCAATTGAAACGCTTGCTCTGAGTCCAGCTCTGATTCTATGGTTGCTGCATACATTGCATTGACAATAGCGTTCTGCAGCTTGGTTTGTTGCAACTTATCCAAGCTGTGTAGCTGTGACATCACCGTTAGAAACAGGTTTTCGCCACGGCTTTGACCTGGTTCAGATGGTTCAAACACGTGAGCAAACTGAGTCCGGCCCCAGGCTGTTTCGCGTTGAACAAATGACCATTTATTAGCTGGCTGCATGCCATATTCTGAGTAGTCAGACTCCTCAACCCAATAGCCTTGAGCGGCCCCATGACGGTCAATTGCAACCCCAGAGCGTAGAGTATTTGTGTTGTGCTGACTACGCGGGTTACTTACCCGCTTAGGACTAACAAGCTTCACACACATGTTAAACAATGATGGCCGATCAGGCGCCCATTCAAAGCAAGCCATACCTTCACCATAGTTAACATGAGATCCAGTTATAGAACGGCAGAGCATTGTAAATGTGCGCTTGCGTTCAGCATCGATGTAACAGCCCGGATCCTCGCCATATTCAATAAAAGCCTGTTCAGCTTCACGGATAAAGGCTCTGGCTGATGTTTCTTCCATACCCAATACACGCCAGTTCAGCTTATAACTAGGCCGGAATAAGTTACCCACCATGTTATCGATATGCAGCTGAACACCGCCTCTGGCCATAGCGTTATTGCGGCGAACGTCATCACTTCTGGCGTTTGCCACATCTAGCTGTGGCAAGAGAGCTGCATCAGCACTTTTTAAACTTGGGTTCCAATGTGCCAACTGGCCACCAAAACCGGCACCTGCATGAGTATAAGAAGACGCTTTTCTTGCTAAAGGATTGCCATTTACATCAATGATTCGTCCCATTAGAAGCTTACCCTTGCAGCAGATCGGCGGCGGGGTTTTAAACCCAGCTTCACTTTCAGTTCGTCGATGTAATCAACCAGTTCCTGCTTGTTTGTTTGCTGAAACTGAACCGTGCGCCCGCCTTTACTGATGCTTACAATGTTCTTACCTATCCGCAGTTGATGCAATGCGGCTTCGGCCTCGGCCAGCTGCTCTACTGTTGATGAAGCCATTATTTCCCCATTCGTCTGCCGAGCTCGGCAAAACTATTTGATGTTGATTCTGTTTGAACTTTGTCTTGTCGTAGCGCTTCGAGGTTGAGGCCAAATCGCTCAATCAATATGTAAAGCGCAGCCAACGCATATACCAGGCAGTCCAGAGCTTCGTTGCGTCGACCTTCGTTGTCGTATGCAAATACGATCCCTTTACGGGTTTTCTGTGCTTTTCTGACTTCTGAGACCAACTGTATGCAGACATCTTCAGGACAGATGCCATCATCCAGGGGAAGATGTAACGATCTGGCCTCGCCAACTGGCAGGGATATGTCGCTGTAAATCTGGTCTTTTGCAGTGTCAGTGCCTACCGCGGTAAGGAATACACCGGCTGGCTTTGTGATCTTGATTGGCATTCGCTGAATCGGCTGGCCGTATTCGTTAGCCCCGCGAACAGGTATCACATGCAGAATGCCGATGCGTTTCGACATTTCGTAAACAACCTCAGTCCTGTGCCCACCGATATCCCAGCACCATTTTTTAACGCTAAGCTCTTCACCGTTCGCTTTGCGATAAACACGCCTGCAGATTTCTTCCATCTTTGTTTTAGAGGCGTCATCACGTGGATCACCCATCACTATTTGACGGGCAATCAGGTACTTCTGCATATCCCAGGAGAACCCCCAGACATAAGCCTCAAGCCTGTTGTCTTGGGTATCTATTCCACCAGTGAGAATTACAACTTCATCCGGTACCTGAGCAGAGTAAGATTCTCTTCGCTCCATCAAATGCTGGTGATTAATGCGCTTTGTATGCTGCGGTTGCCAGAGCAACCCTAGCGTTAAGTTCCAAAACGCCTGCAGCTTGTCGACATCACCACTGATGTCTAACCACTCTCGAACCAACTCTATCCAACCTTCGGTAAGATTGAGTGAGTACAGTGCGGATATCATAAAGCCAACACGCTGCGGTGCTTTAGTGCGGCGCCCTTCAGCGTTGTAGAAATCAATGCCGTTCTTTGTCCATGTTCCGGTGTTTGAACAAATCCACTTGCCCAGCTCCTGCATCTTAGTCAGTGATGAATAGTAGATCTGGTCTTCACAATGGCGGCACTGGTAGTAGGCTGTGGCCGCAGCTTGTTCTTTAGGTAGTGTGCGGTCCCACTTCATACCAAATGGCGTATCTTTACCGCCCCATTCCAGTATTTGATACTCGCCACAATGCGGACAAGGCAGGTGCATCTGCAGAACAACGTCTGCATCCCCCATCAAGCGTTCTAATGTAGACTGGCCAACAGTCGTTGCCGTAGAACCAAAGATTGCTTTACCAAACGCTGCGCCACGGATACGCTCCCGCATAACCCGAGTGTTGTCACCTTCTCCGCTGTTAATCTTCCAGGCGTCAATTTCATCACCACAGATCACCTGTTTGGTCATCATGCGGAAGTTGTTCGGTGTATCTGCACCAAGAATATCGATACTAAAACCAGCGCCAACTTTCTTTTTTACGTTGTTGTATTCATTGGTCTGCTGCCAGTAAGGCAAGGCCTCCTGCATAACAGGCACTACCCTGATCACCGGGTCGAATTCATCCAGCGTGAACTGCTTGGCTAATCTGTCGTTTGGTTCGTAAACCACACTAGATCGGCGCTTATGCTCAGACAGATACATCAGAGCGCAGCACAGCATTTTGGTGTAGCCGATCCGCGTCGGCTTCTGAACATAGATTTCTTTTACAGCATCGTTGCCCATGCAATTGAGCATCACTACCTGAAGCGGCTGAGTGATCCACTTACCACTAATTTGAGAACTGCCCTCAGGCAGATAGAAATATTTATCAGCCCATTCGACCGCTGTCATCGGCACTTTGGTCATCAAGGGACTCAGCCCCTGGCGTATCGCCGATGTAATCGCTGAAGTCCAACTCTTCGTGGTTAATTTGGATATCAGCTGCTTCATTTTTACACTGCGCAATTATGAGTTTAATGGCCTCGACAGCTTCAATTGGCATATCTGGCCATGCCCTTTTGATGCGCGGCAAAAGAGAATCGAGGTTAGACGTTAGTGCTATTGCTGTTCTGGTCAGCACATCAGCCAGTAATTGGATCGGTGCAAACTGGCGAAGATGTACCGCCAACTTGAACTGACGTTCTTTAATGATCAGCTGTCGATCTGAGTTCTTTAAGCGCTTCTCTTCGATCTCCAAACGCATCATTTCAAGGGGGTCTATTTCGCCTTTCGTTGGAGCGTCTGACTGATTCTTAACTTGGTTTTCTAAGTGACGGATCCGCCACAGAACGACCTCTTTAATGTCGTACCCGCCTCGCCCCTTAGAGTCAGGGAAACCAGGCGTTCTGGCCCAGTTCTGGATAGTGCGAGTTGTCACCCCAAGGTAGTCGGCTACTTCACTTTGTGTTGCCACTTAGCCTCCCAGAGCTGACGCTTTTCACACCTCCAGAAACACGAAAACGAAAAGGCCTAAAAACTAAAAATTGATCGATGTACGAAAGCCTGCGCGCTTCGCACCCGCAGCGATCGAGGGGGTGCGGCACAGTACCTTTTTTAAATCGTTGTTTTTGCTACCCTTCATGGCTTGACCTTCTCAAGCTGCGCCATTCTGGCCTCGTGTTCGCGCTGTTCGCGGCGGTCGCGACGTACTTGCATCACGTAGTTCAAACCAAAGGTTGCCAGCGCTGTCAGGATGCCTATCAACATGGCCCACTGAGACGGATCAAGTGCACCCAATAGAAATGTGCCACCTGCTGCGGTGTACGAAACCTGTGTGCTTACTTGTTCTGACATGGGCCTGTGTCCTGTTTGCATACTTGAGCCTCCCGCCACTTGCGGTATCGCTGCACATCCGTATCGCATAACTTGATATCGGTGATTAATTGCAGGGTGTACTGCAAATGATCGTGGTTTGTTCTGCCATTAAAGGGCCGCAGTGCGCAGCCCGATTGTAGAAAGTTTGACGGTGGCAACACCGTCACTGTCTTTGTTACTGTTATCGTACGCACTTCGACTGGCTTGGTAGAGCAACTGGCCAGCAGCATCAGGCAAAGCAGCGTTAGCCCACGCACGAGTAGGATCATGTTCGGATACCTTCAGTTCGTTACTATTAATCATCACAGCCTGGTGCTGTTCGTTGATCTGGGTTTCTGATTGCTGGTGCTCTGTATTCAGGCCAGCAACCAGTAACTGCTCATCTACTACAGCCTGAGCCTGGTCGTTCAGGTTCTTAACTTCAGAGGCAAGAGCATCTAATTCCAGTTGTTTGTTGGCTAAATCGCCAGCGTGTTTAGTTACTAAGTTGGTTTGAGTAGTCAGCTCTGAGTCAAGCGACCAAACCGTTAAACCTAAACCAGCCATGGCTATGGCGGCACCTATTAATAAAGCACCAGTTAAACTAATTTTCATTGCTGTAAATCCTTGAGGCACATCTTTCGCTCAGCTGCACGGCGTGTGCGTAATCCGTTGGACTCCTTGCCTTTGATGTAAATCCAGCGCATCAGCTGGTTGCATGCAGACACCCGAAAACCTTCATTCAGGTTTCCCAGCATCGTTGATTTGCGGAACTGGCCTATGCCAACGTTGTAGACGAACGACAGGTAAGCCGCGTGCTCACCTTCTGATAACGGCACTTTAACGGCAGCTAACAATTGCTTGTTGTGCTCTACAAGATCACTGGCCAACTGCTGCAGACATTGGTCATCACTAAACTTCATGCCTGGCTTTAGCTCTTTACCTGTGTGGCCCCAACAGCTGGTTAGGATGTTGGCCGGGTCTAAATAGACCTCGTTCACTTTTCCCTCATGCGGCGCAACAAGCACAGCACCTGACAGAGCAACAGCGCCACTGATACCAGCGGCTAACAATGCAGCTTTCAGGCTTTTCATGGCATCCACCAATAAAAAAGCCCCAGGCAAACGCATGGGGCGAAATCAACAGGCTAACTGAAATTGGGAGAACAAAAAACCCGCCTTTTGAGCGGGTTCCTACTGAGTCATTTCCGACCAGCTTAGATAAAAGTAACCGATTATGACTGCTAAAAACAGGCAAACATTTTCACATATCTATAATTCCAACCTAAGCTAACCACAATAGTAGAGCAGCTAACAGTGAACTCCGGAAATAACTCTCAATGCAGAAATACATAGCATCAACTGCCTTGGCTTAACAACCCTACTTTCCAGCTTGCTTTAAATTTAGTATTTTCTCAAATGCCTCAGCAAAGTCATCGTTGTAACAAATATCAGCTAGAACACTATTTTGAAGACCGTTGAGATCTCTACTCAATTTCCAAACCATCTCGATTGGCACTTCATCTATTACCTTCTTGAGTTGACCTCTTTGCGAATCCCGATGCTGTCTCATCACTCCATCTTTTGGGTCAACCCATGCCACAGCACAATGCATGAACCTGTTTCTCTGAATTCTCAATTCATCGAATTCAGTTAAAAACTTTTTAATTCGGAGATTAAGAATCTCATTAGTAACATTTAAATCTGTCAGCGCTAAAAGTAAATTTTTACGAGCGTCGGCATTCAGAGGTAAATAGATCGCCTCGGCTGTTTCTCTTGAGGTCCCTGCTAGCTTTTCGAGGAGTGCACACATATTTCTTTCAAGATGACTCCAACGCATCGCTATCCAGCCAAAGTGTTTAGCGTACTCATCCATATGTTGCCAGAAATCTTCTGGGGTTTGCTTGCTTTGCATCAGGACCTCACTAAATATTTTAAACTTAAGAAAAGTGCTTAGAATTGTCCATTATTGCCCTACTATCGTAGCAGCTCGTTATGGACCGCGAGAGGCTATTCAACTCACACAAAAAGTACCCGCAACGGAAACACGTTACTTGTTAACATAATTGGCTAAATTTTAACTCCGCCATCACTAAAGACTTTTTCAAAGCACTGGTAGGAACACGGCCTTTTATGTACTGTTGATTAATAACACACTTCTCAGCAGTAGTTAATAGTGAAACAGTGCGATCTACTGCGTCAACCCAATCAGGCACATGCATAGACTCACTCAAATGGTTAAACAAATGCTTAGTCGACTTACCTGCCGGCCCTAAAAGCCCCGTTTGCATCATATGATAGGTTATAGAAGTTGATCCGTATCCTGTGCCGTATTCCTTACTTCGCCAGAATTTTCCCCACGCCCTGAGTAGGGCCTGTGCTTCTTTGAGTGTCATGCTGCCACCTGTTTTTCTTTTTCATCAAGCGCCATATTGATTGCGTTTATCAATTCGACCCTGCAGACAGTTTCACAAATAGCCTGCACGGTACCAAATGTTGGTTCGCTGTGCTTGTTTTCCCAGTTTTTGATAGTTCTGGAAGTCACGCCATAAAGTTCAGCAACACACTCTTGTGTTAAACCTCTGTACTTCCTGGCGGCACGGATGATCGAACCACCATGCAAGTTGGCCCGTTCTTTAACCATGGCGCTTAACCCTCGCCTGGTACCAACGATAAAACAGGATGCTGGCAACAATACCAATTGAGCCACCCCAACCACTGACAAACATCGCCAGATCAGCATCTACTGTCGTTGCTGATATCCGGGCAAACAGGAACTGGCACCAGGTGATACCCCAGCTGATGGTAAAGGCCTGTGCTATTTTCTGATCACGAACAAATTGGCTGCTTAAACCTAACAGGAACACATTGCCGAACGTCGCAACGAAGAGCAGGGCCAGCTGCAGATCAATTGCCAGTGAAAATGCCACTGATACCTCCTTTCGGCTGACCATACAGCGCTATCATCGCCGCATCGCGATTATCAGCATTACTTTTGCCATGCCAACCAGTTAGCCGGTTAAACGCATCTGACTTATACCGTTTACCACTTCTGGCGCCCTGTAATGGCAAAACCATTTCAACGGTGAAACCTGCAGCGTTCAGGTCCTTCAACAGCAATTCAGCAGCATGCTTAACTGCACCGATGTTCTGTGCAATTTTCATCATCTGGTTGCGGCTTTGCCCTGGGCGATGGATTACTGGTTTAAATGCGTTGATATCTTCCAGCTTAATGCGTAACTGGTTCTGGCCTGACAGGTCGCTCAAGAGCTCTATCAGCGACTTGTTGCCCAACGTGTAAAGCCGCTGAATGATGCCGTCCTTTACTACAGCAACACCGTGCTTTTTGGTGTCCGGATCAATACCTACAACCAGCATTACTTACTCCCTGCAGCTGCTTTGAATGCTTTCTCAACGTCCACATGCCATTCACCAACCAGAACAGACGCACCTGTGTCCAGGTGGATTTCGGTACCGTAATAACCGTTGGACTCATACTTGATCCAATGGGTGATACGCTCAGCAATGACGGTGACCGGACTACCTCGTACACCATAACCTTTGAATGATAAAGGTGTCATATTTACCCCTTTTTGCTTAGCTGCATGTTTCCACAGCTGAAAAATCTGAATTCTCTGGAACGCTTGCCAGCAAAGGCCGTTAAGCATTCACCGCTTTTTTCAATGCCTGCACTGTGCCTACATTTAAACCCTGTTTTATCAGCCAATCGTGGTACACGTTCACCGCCTTTAACCGCTCGGATAAAGCCTCGGTTTTGATGTACACCGCATCCAATCCTTTGGGCTTATGGTTCAGCAGGCGCTCGGCCATCCAGTAATCAATGCCCAACTCTGCCCAAGCTGAACGAGCCATTTTGCGTAAATCGTGGGCCGACCATTTGCCCTTACTCACCAGCTGAATATGCTTTTGCGCTGCCTGGCTACTGATTGCCTCGGTACCAGCAGGGAATAGAAAATCGGAATAAATACCGAACGACTCGCGAACAGTCCTGAACTTATCCAGAAACTCTTTGGCCAGTAAAGTAATGGGCAGTACATGAGTTACATCGGTCTTTGTGATCTCAGCGGGTATTGCCAGCATGCCTGCAGTAAAATCGATATAGGACCAGCGTAATTGCCGGGTCTCACCAATGCGGGTACCAAACAGCAGCATTAGCCACACCAGCGCCCAACCATCCACGGCAGCACGTTGCAACTGCTCCCACACCAGCGGCAAACTGGTGACACGCAACCGGCTTTCCTTCGGCTTGATCCGCTTCGTTACATGGTCAACAAACTTCATTCCCGCCATATAGTCAGCCGACAGCAACTCAAGCTTTGCAGCCAGCTTTACGGCCGTCTTTAAGGTTCCCCAATACTTGCGCATCGTTGACGGTTTTAAATCAGAGTTAACCAAAGGCAGGATCAGCTGAGTATCAAGCACCGCTTTAGTCAACTGGCCAACAGGCAAAGTGCCAAGCAGCGGCATTAAATGAGCGTCAATCGCACTTTCTACCGCTCTGCGCCATTCTGGTGATTTCGTAACTTCCTTGGCCGTTCTGTCGCGGTACCACTCCAGCAACTGACCAACAGTTTCAAAGGTGCCTGTTTTCACTGTCTGGCCAGCAGTTAACTTGCTCAGTAAGTCCGGTACCATTGCCACTACATCTTTGGTTTTCAGTGTCGGCCAGTAGCCAAGGCGGTGGCGGATCTTAATCCGGTTTTGGTACTGCACCAGATACCAGGTGGCCTTTTGACGGCCAGAACGGTAACGAAGGGCAAGCGGCTGACGCTGATCACGCAGTTCACTCACATCAGCATCAGCTGCATGTCTGGTTATTGCAGCATCGGATATCACAACGGACAGTGACTGCATGGCTACCCTCACTTACCAGCTGGCTTGTTTGTGCGGTAACTCGGCCAGTAGCACTGAACCAGGTAAATGCTTTCACACAGCCGGTCATTGATCCTGTCGCCAACAAAAGACGCAAATTCCTCTACAGCAAGGTTCGTTAAAACAATGGTCGGTTTACGTTTTACTGTTCGATGGTCAATCACGGCGTTTACTATCTTCGCGTCATGATCCTGAGTACTGCCAAGCTCTATTTCATCGAGAACCAGTAAGTCAAAGTCAGAAAACGCACGTAGCGCTTCCTCTTCAGTCATTTTGCTGGACGAACGGCGGCAAGCTCTCACCCGCATTTGTATTTCCATGGCAGTGGCAACAACAGCACTACGCCCCATAGCAATCAGGCCATTGCAGATCGCAGAGGCTAAATGGTTTTTACCTGTGCCTGTTGTACCGCTGAAAACCATATTGCGGACGGATCCGAAGGTGCCAAAATTCGCCAAATAATCACGGCACTTAGCAACCGCTTCAGTCTGGCCATCGTGATAGATGAAATAGTTTTCAAAGCTGGACGTCAGGTAAATATCCTGAACGCCGCTGCGCTTCATCAACTGGCTGATCAGCCGAGCTTTTTGTTCAATTTCGGCCCTGCGCTTAATCTCTAAGTTGTCAGCTTTTGCCTGTGCAGCCAGCCATGACTCGTAGTTATTGGCATTAAACGCTTGAACACCTTTCGCATTACCCTTGATCCTTGAGAGCAAAGAGTTAGGAATTAATTCAGACACAGATTTACGAGTTGCCATTGCAGCCTCCCCGAACACCATCACCTTTTGAACGATAAATATCACCCCAATCCTCGGCCGTCATAACTGATCCGGTAGAGCCCTGAGTGATCCCGTGCTGTCCATTAGTCAAACCGTTGCGTCTGCTGTTGTGCAAAGCTGCAATGCGGCCCCAGTGCTTCCGCAGTGCGGCAGGGCTTTGAATGTTCGCTTTCCAAAAGTCATCCGTATGAGCGATTTTGAACAGAACGGCTATGTGTTCAGGGGCACGTTTGTCTTGCTGTCGCATCAGCCGTATTTCATTGGCCCATGCCGCTAAGTTAGGCGCACGGTAGTGATCGCCTAGGGTGCTCTGAAGAACGGGTAAGATTGCATTCACTGTATCCAGATCAACTTGCTCACCCCAGTTCTTTCCAGCCTGGATAACAGCCCCTTCCCTTAAAGTTGGGTCGTCCGCCATCGGCGGCGACTTCCCTTCTTTAGAAGTTGTATTTAGTAAGTTGTCTTTATTGTTTTCTTTAGTGCTGGAACTACAGTTCCGCGAATCCGGAACCGTTGTTCCACCTTCAAGGAACCGTTGTTCCGTCTCTGTGGAACCGT